GAAGTACAACAACCTTGGGTGGTTTACAAAGTTCAAGTTATAGAATCCAAAGACCTGCATATGCTAGTTGGTTAGATAAATTCTATACAGGAGTCAACTCAGGTACTCAACAATATCATTCTCCTTCAGGAATAACATGGACCGCAGGATATACCTTCTCAATATCAGCTACCTATTATTGTATTGCTGATGAGGATAATCAAGACCTATTAATGTTGAGAAATAACGGAAATGTATATAAGTCATCTGATGGTGGTACAACATATGATGGAGGTACTTACTTATTAACAAGCGCAGTACATCAAGGTTTAAGAAATGAAACGTTAGGTTTAACTATGTTGATTGATAGGACTGCTACAGGTGTAAGTACAAGTACAGGTAATACTACTTATACTTTTACAAGTGTAGGTTCATTATTTACTGCTGGTCAAAGAATTTGGTCCAATGGTATGGCGTATAGACCAAGTGATGGTAGAACTTTAATTGTATCATATCAAGGTACTAACGCAGCATACTCAGATGATGGTGTTAATTGGAGTGCTACTACAATGCCAAACATCGATGGAAACTACTATCTATGTGTGGATTATGTACCATCACCTGTTAACTTATTCGTTGCATTATCAAGGTCAGGTAAAGTTGTGACAAGCCCTGATGGATTAACATGGACTCAAAGAACACAAACAACAACTTATGATGTCTTTGATGTAACCCATGGTGTCATATAAAAATAATAAAGTATGAAAGTATTAAGAAACACAGATAATATAGTATTACAAGTTGGAATAAACATAGACCGAGTAGATTATGAAGGTGCAATCGATGTTATCAGAGTTGAAACATCTGATGATTTGTTTTATATAGATACCGCTGATAGAGATACTTATGAGATATTCGTTAGGGATGATATTCCTTCTGATTATTATCCATCAGGTTATTACTTGGTAGGTGATGATTGGACCTATATACCTTTGCCGGTATTACCAGACCCTGAGGATATGTAATGATAGATGCCAATGGTGTATTTACACATAAAAAAGAAACTTACACTGGTTACAGTATAGGTAAGATAATATTAGATATAAGAACAGATATTGTAGATGTTGAGGTATTCTATCATCAGGAACACAAAAAGTCCCTTAAACGAGAGATATACAAGTTTAACGGTGAAGGAGAAGTAGACATTGAAGATATATTAGATAAAATTTATAAGAAACATTATAATGTTACTAATTAAAAGAAACGAAATTAACAACTTAAGTGTCACAGTCTCTCAACATAAAACGATTGCGAGTCCTAACTACTTATTTTCATTTCAACATATCATGTCTAAGGAGACCGTTAGGTTCTTCCCAAAGAATATATCTCAATCTTCAAACAGATACGATGAGTTCCAATTTCATGAAGGTAAGGAACCTGCAAATTATACAGGTGACATTCCTTATGAGATATTCCCATTTGAAGGACAATATTATTATTCTATATACGAATGTTTCAATACAGGTAGTACTGACCCTCAGTTTGCTTTTGAGAAGTTAGAAGAGGGTAGAGCGTTTGTGGAAGACAGTCAGGTAACTCCTGAATACACATACACTTACGAGTCTGAGAATGAGAACAACGCCAATTACATATATTATACACCAGGAACTAATGTGGCTTATCCACAGATAGGTATACGATTAAATACAATTAACAACTATCCTGATGAACAATCATGGAACTACGGTTTCCCATCGTTATATATACAACAACTTGAACAAGGTGGTAACATAGATATTGTACCGTCTTGTTTATACGATGAGACTGACGGTGAGGACTGTTTTAAGAAAGCATCAGGTGATACTTGGTATCAAGAGATACAAACAGGTTCAACATGGGCAGGATTCAAAATATACTTCGATTTAGATGAGGTTGAAGGATTAGGTTATGAGTTTGGTCAGATAGGAACAACAGACCCTACAGTAACAGGTATTACTTATAACAACTTTACAGAAGTTGTTGCCAACTTATTATATTCTTCAACTTATACAGAACATTACAGTGATGGTACAACCTCAACAGGTACTCAAGGATTTAATACCTCATCACCATTTATTCTTTCAAATATTATAAGTGTAATTGGAAATCAACCCTCTTGTTTAGACCCACGATTCCTATTACAGGAAGATGGTGATTTATTACTACAAGAGGATAACTCAAACATAATAATTTAAGACATGGCAAATTTAAAAATATCTGAATTACCAGTAACAGATGAACTAACGGGAGATGAGTTATTCGCTGTAGTACAAGCTGGTCAAACAAAACAAACAACCCTAAACGTTATTGATAATTACATAATTCGTACTAATTTAACTGTAGTAAAAGACACTACTGTTGACCTTAATTCACCAACATATGATAATGTTCAAATGTTAAAATTAACATGGTCAGGTGATACAGGAAGTATGGAATTAACACTACCACCCGCTGTTGATAATGAGAACAGAGTAATTAGATTTATTTCTAATGGTGGTTTCGCTGCAGCAACAAGAGTAGAACTAACACCAGCTACAGGTATAGGTGATACGTTGGATGGTTCAAGTAGTCCTTACACAATCAACAAAGCTTACGAAGGTATTCAATGTTGGTCTGATGGTAGTGAGTGGTTTATTATACAGAAAAAAGCGTAATACGTGAGATAAAAGAATAAATTATATTATTAAGTAGGTATGAAACAACAAGATTTAAAAGTATTCGAATTCGGTCAAGCAGCTATCCTCCCAAACTTTGAGGAGAAGATAACTAACAAACCGTACATCCTATACGGACCCCATAATGATTTACCCCAACGTAACATTGATATGTACAACTTTAGTTCTGTAAACAGAGCTTGTATCAAAGCTGTGGTAAACGGTGTAATAGGTAAGGACCTACTTATCAATGGTGAAGAGGGGTATACCCTTGTAAACTCAAAAGAGACGTTGTATGATTTATGGAAGAAAGTCTCAACAGACTTTGTTATCCACGGTGGTTTTGCAATCAATACAGTTAAGAGAAGAGACGGAGAAGGTGTAGCATCGTTATATCACATGGACTTCTCAAAGATACGTTCAGGAAAGGTTAATGAATTTGATTATGTAAAAGACTACTACTACTCAGCTGATTGGACAAAGGTTAACAAGTACAAGCCAATTGAGATTCCTGCTTTCGACATGGATTCTGATGGAGATTCTCAGGTATACTATTCATTCCCTTACCAACCAAATCAAAAGTACTATCCTATACCATCCTACATCGCAGGAGCAGTACCTATCCAAATCGACATTGAGATTATGAACTTTGAATTAAACAACATTCAAAACTCGTATTACCCATCTTTATTCATATCCCTCAACAATGGTATACCAGGTGTCGAAGAGAGAGAAGAGATATATAGAAACTTAGAAGAGAAGTATTCATCTTCAAACAACGCAGGTAAGATGTTCCTTAACTTCTCAGAGAATAAAGAGAACGAACCTACAATCGAGACTATCAGTCCTAACAATAGTCCTGATTTATTTAACTCAGTAAATGAGATTGTACAGACTAAGATATTACAATCACACGGTATCACAAGACCTGACCTATTATCTATTAAGACAGCGGGTTCATTAGGAGACCGTAACGAGATTATCTTAGGTTATGCCCACTTCCTAAACACAACTGTAAAACCAATGCAAAACTACCTTATCAGAGAGTTCGAGAAGTTGTTATTCTTTATGACAGGTGAGGTTCAAAGAATCAGTATTGTACAGAATGAGTTAATGGATGCTGAAGAGAATATCGAAGAAGCGATTGATAAAGCCACAAAAGAATTAGTAGATAATGAGTAGTCAAGGAGTATTATTAGTAAGTAGTCAAAAGATAAAAGCGTTTACAAATGTAAACGAGAACTTAGATGAACAACTGTTATTACCTAATATCCAAGTTGCACAGGATATAGGTTTACAGACTTTATTGGGTACAAAATTCTATGACCATATTCTAACTGCAGCACAAACGGGTACATTGACAACTGCTGAGACCACATTACTTGAGGAGTACATATCCCCTTACTTATTGTGGAGAGCTGTATATGAGTGTCTTCCTGACATCTTCATGAGACAGATGAACAAATCAATTAGTATTGGTGAATCACCAAATGCTAAAGCCATAGATAAGGGAGGATTATCCTACCTTAGAAACATACACGAAAATAGATACGAATTCTATAGTCAAAGACTGATGGACTATATACGTCCAAGAAACGCAGATTACCCATTATATTTCCAATACAATGCAAACGAAGGAGATATGCCGGCACGTAAACCTAACTATTATGGTGGTTTACATTTACAAGGACCAAGAGGTAACAGTGGATATGGATATGGATTACCAGTTTATACAGACCCCACAGGTCCTAATTGTTGTAAGTGATGAATATAGATAATACAGTAATAACAGTAATAAGTACTGCGATTGCAGCCGCGACATCATGGTTCGTAGGAGTACGTAAGACTCGTAAGGAGTTAGAATCAATGTCTTTAACAAACATTGAGAAATCAATCGAGATATACTCAGTAATCATTGAGGATTTAAAACTACAAGTAAAAGACTTGTTAGTAAAAGTTGACGAGTTAGAAAAGAAGATTGATGAGTTAACCAAAGAGAACTATGAACTCAAAGAAATGTTAATGAAAGAAAAAAGTAAAAAGTAATATGCCACTTCCCAAACCAAAAAATACAGAAGTCGAAGGACAATGGAACAATAGATGTATGGACGACCCAACAATGAAAAAAGAATATAGTAGTGTGGAACAGAGATTCGCAGTATGTCAGTCATTGTGGAAGAAGTCTAAGATGGAAACAATCAGAGATTTAAAGACTCAGTAACCACTTCTCAAATCTTACCATAAACTGTTTATGTACATCTTTTGATGTATCATATCCTAAGTTCTGCAATATAATCTTAGTGTCCTTTATAAAACTATCAGGACCTTGATATTCATCCAACCCGTTTGTACCGTATTTCTTGCTGTGATAATATTCCAAATGACAAGGTCTACATCTACTAGTTTGACTATTAGCTACCTTATAGAATTGTTCTAAGGGTTTCTCTTCTTTACACGATTTACAGGTTTTCATGGATAATTATATTATTAGGTATATATTCTTTTATTCAGGGGAGGTAGTTTTTTATCTGTCATTTATTGTTTCCAACTATAGTTTTTTACTACCTCCCTTTTTTTATATCAGTTGTGTTATAACTCTTTGAGTAATACCATTGTCTACACTCTTTTTATGATATTGTTTTAATTCCAAGTCAAACAAACCGTTTCTACTCTCACTAAATTTATAATCGAGGAATCTAACCAACTCACCGTCCTTAATCTCAAAGTCAAAGTCTGTAGTTGTCTGTACTGTGAATGTATCACCCGTAGTAGACTCTGTCATGTCTTCATAGAGAGGTTCTGTGTCTTGGATATGGAATAC